ATAATGTCTATAAACTTACTAGAGTTTACCATAATGCTATTAACCAAGGCGCCAACATATATGCACTAGAATGGCATGAAAAACGCAGACGTTACATAAAATTTTTTTAAAATTTTTGAATTTCATAAGAATAATATAAAATAGCCTCATTATTATTAAAAACATGATAATATGGGTTGTTGTAAAATATAAAATTAGCATCATGGCCGCTTGGCCGGGAGGCGATTTTCTTCATTGTAAACATTAAAAACACCATAGTAAACAAGAAAAAAGCCTGTGTTTACATGAAGATACCTATTGACAAAGGGCTTCGCCCATGATACGCTCCATGTACATAATAAGAGTGTGCCGAGACTCATGGGAATGTGAGAGGGTGGAGTATTATAATGGGAGTGATACTCCACCCTATTATCATATATGATGATGGGATAAGTGTATGAAGATTTTGAAGAGACAACAAATGTCCATACAAAGCCAGGACGAACAAGTTTTTCGGGAGACTTTTCAAAATAGTCCCCTTGCTAGAACATTAAAAGATCATATTGATAAGTATTATCCCAAGCAAGAATTAGTAAATATGTCGGAGACTGTGAATGCAACCAGTTAATAAATTTTCGAGTACTAAGAATATTCCATCGGTTACTAACCCGAAGGGTGCTGGTGGGCCGCGCCGCCCACATCAAAAAACATATGATCGTATACATCTGGCGGTTCGATTAGAATTAAGGAACATGGGCCTATCTAGCGGGGAGATTGCTAAGACAATTGGTATAAGCCAAACCGCCTATAGCATTCTCAAGAAAACAGCCCACTATCAGAATATTAAAGCTCAATATATGACTGGTGTCCTCAGCCAGCTTGATGATGGTGTCTCTGATACATATGAAGTTGGCAGGAAATATCTTGAAGTTGGCGTACCCATTGCGTTTCAAAATTTATTAAAAATGGCAATGGATGAAACTAATAAACGTCTCCAACTCAAGGCCAGTCTAGAAATCCTTGATCGTGAAGGACGCCATGCAAAAGTAAGCCGCGTGGGTGTGGCAAGTCCTGAGCAAAATGCTGCCGCGACTAATGAAGATAACGAAATGGCAAAAGCACTTTTAGCAGCAACCATGCCGCGTGATGCTGTAAATGCGGTTACTATTGATGATCCGCCGGTTACGCAAACGAAACAATAATAAAGTTTGGGAGTGTTATAAAATCTAATAAGTGTTGGCAACGTTTCCTTGGCAGGGTGCAAACGACCAACGACCATTAGACGCCGAAATTAGGACTATAACACTCCCAATTCATATAATGGCTAGAGCAGTAATAAATTTAGATTATTTTATTGTGGGTTCGGCGGAAAGGGATATAACGCGCCCTGCCGGTTTTGGGGTTGGGGTTGGTTTTTAACAATGTATAAGTTATTGTTAATTTTATTATTTTCATTAACACCTGCACAACAATGTGTTTACTCATCTGAATGTCCCGAAGGTATGTGTCGTAAGTGGGAAGGATCAAGGTTTGTTTGTGAACATGATACAGTAGCGATAATGGTTTATGATGCTAAGTGTATTAATAAAATAGAAATGTCCGATAAGATGAAAATGGAAACTCCATTAATAAATGGAGAGCCAGATAAAGATCATTTCATTATTTATGGTCTTAAAGTAAATTATAAAACTGAATGTGGTCATATTGAAATAAGGCATAGATAATGAGTAAATCTCTAAACATTCGTATAGAAAAGAAACCAGGTAAATATATTGGTCCTAAAGTTGTTAATATTCATCAATATAAAGTTAACTGGTATAAAAAGAATTTTGAAAAATTGTTAAGAGATTATAATCAAGTAATTATAATCGGTCGTGGACCTAAGAATGTTGAATTACCAGAAGGTCAAGTATATACCTCTTTAGAAAAAGAAGAATTACTCTGGGCTTTAGAACAAGCTAAGCAAGCTATACTATAATGTCCTATCTCGATCCAAAAACGAGAGAAGAAATTGGTCCTGAGTTTCTCGAAGCTATTCAGGAGATCAATAGGACTTCGTATGCAAATACGTGGAAGTTTATAAATCCTAATACTGTTCCTCAAAAATATAAAGATATTACCCACCGTCTAAACTCTCTTGGAGACAACTTCTATTTTATGAAGATTGTCCTCCGAAAACATCGCCTTTCAAATTCATTCCATCGTGATTATTGTGATGCCTTCATGTCTTGGTCCTTGCAGGAGGTATTTGAAATTCCTCGTGACCATTTCAAAACTACCATAGGCGCTGTCGGTATGCCTTTATGGTGGGCATTACCATTCACAGTGAAAGATGAAATAAGAATGCGTGACCTTGGTTATGATGACTCTTGGATAGATTGGATGAAGAGAGCACATGACCAGAATACTCGTACTCTTATTGCGATGGAAGTTATCAAGAATGCTTGGAAGGTAGGGCGTAAGATAGCGACAGAGTATGAACAAAATAGATTCTTTCAACGACTCTTTCCTGAGATTATGCCTGATTCCTCTTGTCCTTGGAACAACGACAGTCTCCACCATAAAAGAGACTACAGTAGAGGAGATGCTAACCAAGGTGAGGGGACTTATGAATTTACAGGCGTTGATGCTGCATTACAATCAAAACACTATTGCAGAATGGTATTGGATGACTTGTTTGGCAAAGAAGCACTTAAGAGTGAATTAGTAGCTGAGAGTACTTGGGAGTGGGTTAAATTATTAGTTGGTGCCTTTGACAGTAAACCGAACAGCCCAGATGAAATTATTGATCTTGTTTTTAATGGCAATCGTTGGTCTTATCACGATCTTAATTGGCGTATTCGTCAAAATCTTCCAGGTTTTAAATTTCATACGCACGATGCCGAAGGTGGGTGCTGTGATAGACATCCGGTTGGACAACCTATATTTCCAGAAGAATGGTCGTTTCGTAAATTAGCAAGAATGCGAGTTTGGCTTGGAGATTATTTTTATTCTTGCCAATTCCGTAATAAACCGATATTGCCCGGTGGTAACACCTTTAAAGCAGAATGGCTTCGTTATTTCGCCTTCACGCCGATTTCAGTGTCTATAAATAGAACATCATTTAAAAATGTTAGTACTAATCTTTCTATCAATGGTGAACTAGGAACATTTGGTGCTCAAGGTTTTAGAATTGTTCCAAGAGAAGAAGTAATGGAACGCCGTCATATGGCGATTCGTCATGAGATAAAGAATGGAGTTCAACAAAAAGATATACCTACTTCATATCTTGCAAAAATGTTATTAGTCGATCCTAATCATGCTGGAGAAAAAGGACGTGCTAATAACGTAGTTTTAACAGTTGGTGTTAATCGTGATCCACTTAATCTTTATCTTCTAGACATTTTTGCTCGTACCTGTAGTCGTGAGGATACAGTCCATCAGATATATAGAATGGGTGAACGTTGGCGTATTCGTGTTGTATGGGTAGAAGGTGCTGCTGGTCAGACTTGGCTTAAAACTTTATTAGAAATAGAAAATGAACATCGTCGTAAAGACGGTAAATGGTATTTCTATGAAGTCAAGATGTTCGCAGATAACAGGACAGAAAATGCCAAAAGTGATAGAATTGAAGATACAGAGCCATATTTTCGTCGCGGACAAGTCTGGGTTTGTTCTAATGACTCAACAGGAGATACAGAAAAATTTAAAGAAGAATACAATGAATATCCTCACTCTGCCACCCGTGATGTACTCGACACGTTAGGTCATGCTGTTCAGAATTTAGATTTAAGTGAAATGTCAGATAGAGAAAGAGATGAATTTAAGTTTAAACAAGAAATAAGTCAAGCAAGGATGGTGGGAAGCAGAAATTCTATTACTGGTTATTAATGGGGAAAAAATGTCCGAGCAGATTGTTCTTAATCTACTTACAGAAGTTAGAGATGATTTAAAAAAATATGTTGCTAAAACAGAGCAACATGCTACACAATTAAAAGATATTTTAGGTAATGGTCAGCCGGGGCGATTAGCAGAAGTAGAAGCATTAGCAAGAGATTTAGATCAATGGAAATGGAAATTAATAGGAATATGTGTTGGTTTAGTACTTTTGATGGAAGGAGCGCATACTGGTCTTACTAAGCTACTTGAACTAGTACATTGATATGAAATTTTATACAGCACATTCTACAATAATCATTTTAGCATCATACATTATTCTTAGTAATGCTGTTAACGCTATGGTGCCTCCGTCAGATAAATCGGGGAATTTTTATAAGTGGTTTTTCAATTTTTCACATGGCGTGCTTTTACAAGCAGGCCGATTTTTTAACAAAGGAGCAAATGGTAATGCGATTCAAAATGTTGTTAATGTTGACAATCCTGGTGTTAAGTAGCTTCACTTTAGCACAAGCACCGCCTAATGCTTTTAGTGGGACTACTGTTAATTTTAATTTAACACCTATTACTTTACCGGGTACTTCACAAGGTACGTTATCTGGTGTAGAAACTGATGTTGTGTTTCCTTTAACAACCAATAATATTTTTGGTGAAACTACTCTAGTAGGTGAAGCTACTTTTGTAGGTGGTCGTTATGAGCGTGTGTTTCCTAGTATTGCTAAATACTTGCAAAATCACACAGCTTTGACTGGTGGTAATTTCCAATTTGCTATTACTTCTAGTTTAGGTGTCGTAAAGGGAGTAAAAGTAAATTGGGGTGGACGTGCTGGTGTTTCATTAAAATATGCTCCAGCAGGTTCTACTAGTTTTAATATTGGTTTTGAAGCTCAAGCTAATTATCTTCCTAATTATGCTGGTCCTAATTCTCAACATTGGGTTCCTAGTATTGCAGTAGGGCCGAATTTTCGTTTCTAGTTTATAAGGAAATATGTCACTTAATAAGCCAGTTATCGTGAATCTAGGTGAAACAGAAGATACTGCTCTGGACAACTTCGTCTATGACAATCTTATCTCGTTAAGAGATACATATAAACCTATTCACGATGATAAACTTAGTAAATGGCGTAGACTGACAAAGGGACTTCCCAAAGAAAAAACACGGGAGTTTCCGTGGCCTAATGCCAGTAATGTTGTTGTACAGGTCATAGGGGAGAACGTAGATACAATTAAAGCTATCCAGCTTGGAAGCATCTATGAGATTCTCCCCTTATGGCCTACTTCTTTATTAGGAGATTGGGATACATCAGAAGAAGGAGAAGAACAGCGTTCTATTACTGAACGTTTTATGGATGAGATGGGATTATCACGAAGCGAATTGGACCTATATAGGACAGAAAGTAAGGCTGCCCATGATATAGCTTCACTTGGCTCCGTTGTTGTTAAGATGCCATATGTTGTAGAGAAACAAGTTATAGTTATTGGAGATGGTGATAGATCAGAGGTTTCAGATACTACTAATGGTGCTCATATCAGGCAGGCTTTAACACAAGAAGAAAAAGTAGTATATGAAGGTCCAAGACCAGAAAAATTGGCTTTTGAAGAATGGGCTGCTACTCCTACAGCACAAACATGGGAGAAGGCACATTTTAAATATCATTTTTATACACTTAAGAAATTTGAATGTGAGAAGAAAGTATTTGAAGGGACGTTTGATAAAAAAGCATGGGAAAAAATCTCGCTAAGTCCTGATAGAGAAGGGATGAGTGCGGAGAAAATACAGTTATTACAAGATCAGGGATTAGGTGGACCTTCCGCAGGAAAGAACTTAGCAGAGTGGGATTTCTATGAGTGTTGGTTTTTATACTGGTATGACAACAAATGTTACTCTATTTGTTATACCATGCACTTAAAAACTAAGACTCGCATGATAGCATTCTTTAATTTCTATGCTGATAACGAAGAACCCTTTGAGTTTGGTCGTCTTGGTTATAGTGAGGATGGTTTATTAGGTTATGGCTTTGCAGAAATGGGTGAGATGTATCAGGAAGAAGCATCCACCATGCATAACCAGCGGACTGATAATCGTACTCTTTTAAATACATCGGTCATTTTAGGTGGACGCAATGCTAGGATGGATGCTGGAATTACATTATTTCCAATGGCTGTTCTTCCATTCTCACCGGATGAAATTGCAATCGAGACTTTAGGAGCAAAAGCTGATAGTTCTGTACCAGAAGAAGGATTAACACTTAGTCTTGCTAAAGCTCGTTTCGGCACCGATATGCCAGGTGCCGAAGGAATGGGTTCTGGTACTGTTGATAGAAAAGGTAATTATTCTAGTATGGGTACTTTTTCTATTATGCAGCAGGGAAATAGGCGTATCAATATTAATGTAACTGATTTTCGTTACTTACATCTTAATATTGGCCGAAAGTCTCTTAAACAATATGCAACATTTGGTGTACCACAAGATAAAATTAGAAAATTTGGAGATGTAGGAGCTAAGAATTTACAGAAAGCTCTTGATAATCTTCGTCGTGGGCGTTTAGAATTACCTATAAAGGCTGCTACTGCTAGTATTAATAAAGAGATTGAAAAGCAAACAGGAATGCTTTTCACACAAGTAATGCAGCGTCATTATGGTGCTATTGCACAAATTTTACAAGGAATCACTAATCCTACCATTCCGCCGGAAATAAAAGAGTTTTTAACTGGTAGTATTGGTGGTATGTCCTATGTAATGGAAAAACTTGTCAGGGCATTTGGTTATGATGATATTTATAGAATGCAACCTGAGAAGGCGTTGTTAAATAAAATGAATAAAGGAGCTGGAAATGGAAATAACGAAGGAGCAGTTTCTCCTAATGCAGGAGCAACTCCGCAAGGCAACGGAGGACAAAGCATTCAGCAAAATGCTGGACAACCGAATGATAATAGAGGTGTATCTCAACCAGCCCCAGGCCAAAGTACTGGAGGAGTATTACTTCGCTAGGTTGCAAGATATGTTACAGGAGTTAGTAAATAGTCCTCTAAATCATAAAGGTCGGGATGTTTCAGATATTATTAGAGGAAAGATTATGATGTTGCAGGAAATTATAAATATGAAACATGTTTTTAAGACTTATGATGGTATGAAAGAACAGGTAGAGAAAGTGAAAAAAGGTAATTAAAAGGAGCTTATATGGCATTTGGGAAAATTTCAAAACAAGATTTGATTGATGCTGGTTTAAATCCAGATGATCTTGCTGCTTTAAAAGCTAATGGTGTTACTAAGGCAGATTTAGAAGCTATTAAGACAGCTAACGAAGTTAATAAAACAACTTTAGAGTCATTACAGAATTCTATTACAGAGTTGTCTAATGTTCTAAAAGCTAAGCCAACTGTTACACCTACTAATATTAGTGGTGATAATAAAACTCTAACTCCTGAAGAAATCCGCGCTCAGAATTATGAAGAGTTTACTAGTGACCCAATCGGTTATATTCAGAAAACCGTAGGTGGTTCTAGTGCCTTTGCTGCTGTAGAAGCGAAGAAAATTGCTCGGCAGTATGCATTTGATAATGCCAAGGCTTCTCTTCCCGGTTTTCGTAATGATGCTTTAAGAGCAGAAATAGAAGAAGAATGGAAGAAGTATACTGCTGAAGGTATGGTTCGTTCTAATGCTGATCCTGTTGATCTTATTAAGAAAGTACATGATATGGTAATGGGTGCTCACCATGATGATATTGTAAGGGATTCAGCTAAGAAAGAAGGTAGATTTAATCTGGTTCATTCTGGTGGGGGTGGGGGTTCTTCTAATTTCAATAATAATCGTAATACCACTGATAACACTACGAAGAAGCCAGAAGAACTATTGACCGCTGCTGAATTAGAATCTGCGAAACAATTTGGTATGACAGCCCAAGAATGGCTTGATTCTAAGAAAGCTGTAGATAATGAGACTGGTATTTATTCTAGGTCAGGAGCCGCGATTCAATAAGGAACTTATATGAAAACAATTACTAATCAACAGAAAACATTAGATGCTGTTGCTGAAGGTATTGCTAGTACTAATGATCCTGCTCTTGTGGATGGTAATGAATCTTTTAATTATGAAAAAGAACAAGCAAAGATTCTTGGTCAGCCAGAAGATACGACACAGTTTCAAGATATTATCAATACTATTGTAGATAAAGTACGAGAAACTGGCAAACCAGTAGATCAACAGACTGGTCATAGTATTTTATCTGCTGATGAATATAAAGGAATGACTCCAGATATTCAAGTTACTAAACGAAATACAGGTTTTTCTAGTGCTGAAACTGCTCAAGAATTTAGAGTAAATGATCCTTTAAAAGGAGTATCAAAGAATCCTAATCAGCCAGTTAGAACAGCTAATGATGTTGATTTATCAAAAATTGATGAAACAATGGTGATGGATTTACCTTTTATTGCTGTCACTGAGTTTAAACTTATTGATAGTTTAAATTTAAAACCAAAAGACCCAGGTATTCGTTTTCGTTGGGTTAATTATAAAAATTTCGTTGCTGGTAATATGGGTCGCTATGTAGCTCTTGGTTTTGAACCAGCTTCTATTGATGATGTAAATACGAAAGAAACACCTGTAGATAATTCGATGGTTGATGGTTCTACAGTTAAATATTATGATATTCAACTCTTCAAAATCCATGTTCTTAAATTAATGGCACTTTATAAAAAGAACATCATTCAATCTCTTGGACGTATTCGTAATTTTCAAGAGGCAGGTAAAGCTGCGGCGGAGAAACAATTTAACGATGATATTACTAGCAATCCTCAACTTATGGCTGGTCTGCATAAGATGAGAATTGCCAACAATGGTGAGGCACCGATTGAGTTTTATAAGCCAGAATAAGTAATAATAATTTTTATTGGGAGATTAATCTATGGCAAGTCTTTTAGCTAATCATGCGGAAATCAGGGTTGTTCAGACTAAATCTGGCAATACTGAGATGACGGATAATCCTAATGAAGCGGCAGGACAGACATTCTTGCGTGGTACTCCAGTACAGTTAAATGCTGGTAACGCGCAGGCTTGGGATGGAATTACTGTTGCTAATGGAATCTTTGGTGTTGTTCTTGAGGATGGTCATAACCTAGCTACTGCTGGTGCTGGAGCGCCTACTGCTTTTACTCCTGTAGGTTTTCCGGGTACTGGAACAACCTTCGGAACTGTACCAAATCAACCTAATGCTGTTAATATTCCCGAAGGTGCTCCACCGTCTTTTGGATATGTATTAGTAGCAGAAGCTAACTTTGATACTATTTTTGAAGCACAGTGTGATAATAGTACTGGCGCTGCTACTACTCCAGTACAGGCTAATGTTGGATCACAGTTTGGTATGTCTAAAGATGCAAATGGTCACTGGTATATTGATTTTGCAAAAATTACGCCCGGCGTTAATACTGTATTAGTTATTACACAACTTGATCCAATTGACGGTTCTATTGCTAATGCTCGTGTTTATTTCCAGTTCTTGAAGAGTGCAATGCAGATTGTTCTATAATTAATGAAAGGAGGTCAAACATGTTAACAGAAGATAATTATGCTCAATTTGTTGATAAAGTAACTCCACAATGGCTTGCTGGATTTTTTGATGGGGAAGGTAGTGTTTGTGCTTCCTTTGATAATCAAAACAGATTCAAATTGAGCATTGAATTAACACAGAAAAATAAGTATATTCTTATTCTAGTAATGTTTAAATTTGCTGGAAGTTTTAGAGTTCAAAAATCCAAAAATGGTAACTATCATAAATTAGCTTGGTATAATAAGGATAGTATTAAAATCCTTGAATATATTAAAGATTATGTGATAGTTAAAAAACAACTAGTAGAACACGGTCTTGAATTAGCTAAGACTTTTGAAGATAAAGAAAGTTTTAATTTATCCCAAGAGACTAAGAATTTAAGGCACGATCTACGTAGCAAGATTTTAAATATAAATCAAGCTAATAGAGAAAAGCTAGTTGTATAATTCTTGGTTTCTATTTATATAAATGGGAGATTAATAATCTTATGTCTATGGTTCGCGGGATGTATGCTCAGCTTTTGGCGCCTGGGCTACGTAAAATTTTTAATCAGTGGTTGGATACTTATCAACGAGACTTAGAGTATCCAGCAGTGTTTAATGTAGAAACAGTAAATGCTGCATACCATGATGAATTAGAATTTGCAGGAACAGGCCCAATGCCATTGAAACCTGAGAATAATCCTGTTTCTTATACACAGGTTATTCAAGGTGGCACAATTCGTGCTATTCCATTAACGTATGCCTTAGCTGCTCGTTCTTCATTTGAATTACATGATGACGATCAGTATGGTGTTATTAAACAGATTCCTAAAGCTATTGCTCGTAGTCAACGCTTTACGGAAGAGATGGTTCCTTGGAATATTATTAATCTTGGTTTTAGCACTGTTAAAACGATTGATGGTGTTTCTTTGTTTAATAACCAACATTTAATGCTTGGTGGTCCTACTGCCACTAACTATGCTCCGGGCCTTGGGAATATTATTTCTGCTGCTGGCACCTATCCTAATCGTCCTGCTGTGGATATTGATATGTCGTTTGCTGGTATCCAGTTAATGACGAATCAATTTGAACGTATTATTGATGGTGTTGGTATGCCGATTGTTTATAAGCCGAAGGCTATTTTATGTGCCCCGGCGAATAGATTTTTGGCTAGGGAATTATTGGGCAGCCCCGGTAAACCTGGAACAGCGACTAATGAGATTAACTCTCTCTTAGGCGAAGATTTAGGATATATGGTGGGTCATTATCTTACTAGTGATTCAGCATGGTTCGCATTGTGCGATAAACAATATCATCACCTTAAATTCCTCTGGAGGATGAAGCCAGTAATGGATTATGATGATGACTTTGATACTGGTGCTCTTAAAGAGAAAAGCACTATGCGTTTCACGGCCTTCCCTGCTAATTGGTATGGTGTATGGGGAAGTAATGGTCCGTAGAAATTAAAGAGGAATAAGGAGCCTTAATAATTTCTAGGAGATTATAAATATATGAAAAAGTTTCTTGTACTATGTGGTCTTTTACTTTTATCTTCTTTAGCTTTTAGTCAGACATTTGTACAGCAGTCACAGACTTATACTACAACTTTAACTGCAACTGTACAACCGACAGTACCAGAAGCTAGTGTTTTTTCTACTCATACTCTTACTTGGGTAGTTACTGGTACTGTTGTTGGTACTGCACAGTTACAGGCGTGTACTACTACTCTTACTACTTCTTGTAGTAATATGACTGGTAGTGCTGCGGTTAACTTGGCTACTTCTGGTTCTTATACTTTAGAAGGACAGACAGCAGCTTTTGGTGCTTTTACTTTAACTATTGGTACTTGTACTTCATGTACAGTACAAATTACCTATATCGGCTCTAATCCTAGTCTTACTATTGGAAACTTACAAGACGGTGCATATTGGATACCACTTGGAGAATGTGGTGCGGCTCTTACTACAGGAGCCTTTGCTGCTAACCCGGCTAATAGTGGTGCTCTTTCTGCTCCATCTATGGTTCGCGCGGCTGCTGGTGAACAGGTTTTACAAGTAACTACTAGTGCTGCTGCCAGCGCGCTTACTGTTGATTGTGATTTAACACCTCCAAGCCGACTTACAACTGGTAAAGGTGTTACTGTTACTGGTTACAATTTTTACTATGGAAACCAGACCAGTGCTCTAACTAGTATTACTACTCCGGTTGTTAATACTATTACTTTTCCAGTACCTCCAACTGCTACTCCTACTGGAACTGTGGCTACTGCTGGTGGTACTATTACTTTAAATCCAGTATCACCAACATTAACTACTACTACACTTGGACAGTGTAATGCTTTTAATGCTACTTTTGCAACACCTGTGGCTGTTAATAGTCAGTCTGTTAGGTTAGAAACTACTATTGTTTTAAACCAGACTGCTGCTTCTGCTACTGTTTATCAGGTATGTGGGGTTCAGGTTCTATATCAGAATAACCCGTTATAAGGAGTCTTATGGCACAGAAACATGGATTAGTTAAAATTGAGGAACAAACAGGTAATCTTCCTCAATATAAGTGGTATGTGGAATGTGAATGTGGTTTTCAGGCAAGACTGCCACATGAAGCTAATGTAAAGAGTCAATTTGATGCTCATTTGACTTATCATGGACAGCCTGTTTATTTTGCTACTTTGCCAACAGAATTAATGGTAAAAGATGGAGTTGATCCACAGCCAGTAGAAAAAGAAGAATGGAAACCCGCTGGAGTTTAACAAATGTTTAATAAAGAGGAGCTTCATGCTTTACATGAGATTAGAGATATACTTAAAAATATCTTTAAACTTTTACAGAATGATCTTAGTTTAGACATAGTTTTTACAAATTCAAAAGGAGACATAGTAATGGATGCACAGTTTACTCTTACACCGTCAACGCCGCTTTTAGCTACTCCGGTAGAGAAAAAGGGTGATGGTACGGTATTTCAGTATGATCCTACACAGTTAGTTTATAGTGTAAAAGATCCGACTATTGTTAGCTTTGCTGAGAATGCAGACGGTACTGCATTATTCACACCTTTAGCAGTAGGATCAACTTTAGTTGGTCTTGTTGATAAGGCTACTGGTGCTCAGGTTGTTGTTAATGCAACTGTTACTCAGGGGACTTTGCCGAATACTCTTGATATTACTTGGAGTGCTCCTCCTGTGGCAACAGCAAAAACTACTTAATACAAGTTCCTACACCGTACAAGCGGGCGGATTGTAGGGACGGGGGATAATTCCTTGAGGCTCCTTTTTATCCCCTGTTTTTATACTTATCATAAAACCGCAAAGAGAGCCTCTTTTTTAATAGAAACAGGTGATATATGGGATTCACAGGTAAGCGAAGCTATCTAGAAGAACCATATCACTTTTGTGCTCGTTGTGGTACACGTTATCATCTTAGTCAATTGAAATGGCAAAGAGGACTTCTTATTTGTTTTGATACAAAAGAAAATTGTTTTGACACTAGTGACGTTGGCCTTCCATTGACAGGTGATAGAGAGATGGCAGTTACTAGAGCATTACAGGCTGCTTATGATACAGGTAATCAGGAAATGATACCTTGGTCTAAACTAACAGATACAGAAGAGATTCAAGCAAGTATGGATGAAGATTTAATTTATTAGGGAGAATACAAACTATGCCTCCGACTAGATTTGCAGGGATTAAGACGATTAATGCTAGCGGTGTTCAGGTAATTGCTCAGGACTCTCCAGTACTGATGGATGGTGGTATTAGTATTGGACAATTACCAATTCCTTTAAATAATGCAATTGTTCTTGTCAATGCTGCTATTACTGATAATAACGCTGGACAAGCCAATGCTCCGGATATTTCTATCAACGTAGCCGCTGGTCAAACTGCGGTTATTCCTATTGTTGTTTCAGAATATTTGAAACAAGTTAATGCTTTCCTTTCTACTTTATCTGTTCCTGCTATTGGGAATGATGGTAAGTTAGCAGATGGTTCTGGTGATTCTCCAATTACTAAAGGAACTAAAGTTACTGGTTTTGAGTTCTGTTATTCAGTACAAGGTGGTCCATTAACTAGCTTGGCTTTTAGAGCAGATTTGGTTACATATTCTAACCAAGCTGGAGTTATTGCTAATACTAACACTCCAATTGTAGCTAATACTTTAATGGCTAATGCTTTCTTAGCTAATACAGCTAATGCTACTACCTGTCGTAATGCAGTGTTTAATGTTGCTGCTCCTACATTTGATATTAATGATGCAAGCACATTATATTGTAAAATTAGTCCAGTAACTCCAGGTGGTTGTACTTTTAGACTTTATGCTTTTATGGTTAATTTGACCTTTAACTTTAACTAAAGTAGGTATAAAATGGATATAACAAGCAATCCTTGGGAAATAACAGCGGCGGATGTAGCTGCTGGACCAGTTACAGTATGGCCTACTGTTTGTTTTATTGAGAATATTCAACTTGAGGCTTATAATAACGCTACAGATAATGCAACTATTAATCAAGCAAATGGAAAGCACTATGCTTTTTTAAGAGGAGCAGCAGACTTAGAAACTGTCAAAACCAATAAACTTGGTGTAGCCTACGGTATTGTTATTCCTCAAAATGGTATTAATGCAACCGGGACATTAAGAATTTATCATAGATAATTAAGGGGCAATAGAAATGAAAAAATCCTTAATAACATTAGCAATAGTTACTGTTATTACTCTAGCTATTGCCCTTGTTACT